TGTCTAAGCCATCCCCCGACCGTGGAGACATGGAAACAGTTCCAGCAGCAGAGTATGCTCTTCAAACAATTGCAAATAACCCATTGTTTACTATTGGAGAAAGAGCACTTAGAAATGAGCAACCCAGATTCCTCAACAACGTAATTATGCTAAGGGGGGACGAGTCCAATCTAACAACATCAACAATAGATGGTAAAGAAAGGCTTGTGTATGCAAATGACGATAAGCACATTCACCTTAATGCTATTGGTATCAACCTAGAAAAGAATGCACCAACAGATTTGTTAAAACTGGCATTTTCTGTAGTCAATAAAGACTTAGATGGAACTCAGCCAGACGAAGTTAGAGTTATGGTAGAGTTTACTCCTAGCGAAGCAACTGACGCAGAATATGCAAGATTCGATGTGATTCTTGAAAATGGAGTTGAGTATGATAATGCAGCAGGATCTGAATCATTCGTTTATCCATCTGGAACTGTAAATTTTACTAATAACAGATACTACGTTGTTGCAAGAGAAATACAAGAGTTGCACAAAAGTTCTGGTTTTTCCTGGAATGAAGTAAACATTGTCAAGATCTATGCGACTGTAATAAAAAGCGGATCACCATCGTCGGACTACTTTGTATCGATTGACGCACTTAGGCTAGACAATGTTTCAGTAGAAAATCCAATCTACGGACTGACTGGATACTCTCCAGTTGTCACGGCAAACGCNCAGCCAATACTCAAAGACACGAACACCAAGAATTTTGTNGAATTCAGATTTGCCATTGGAATTGATGGAGCAGGTATAACATCGTGACAGTAAAAAAGGCAGTTTTGCCATCAGGGAGTCTTCCAGCAGTTAACAAATACAATCAATATGCTTATAGATATAGAATAGTGTCTGAAGACAGAAACAGAACGTCCTCTTGGTCACCAATAAAAATAATCTATGCTCCAACAGTAACGTTTTTTGAAGAAGCAGATAATGCGGCTGAAACTGTTATATCTGGCAACTCAATTACAACAACATGGTCAGACGAAAACAATAGGCCAAAATACGATGTGTTCACTAGATTTTATTTTCTTGTAAGCAAAGCATCTCTGACAAGCAATTTTGCTACCATACACACAACAATTGATCACAACATTGTTGTAGGAGATAAAATAGTTGTCAGTGGAGTGGGTGCACCATTCGATACGACTAGCGAATTTCCCCACACAGTAACAGGGGTAACTGCAGACACCATTAGCTTTGCCAAAACCAACACGAACATTTCCCAATTTAACGTAAGCCCAAACGGAACCGCTGGTCTAGACTACTTTTATCATGGAACAACCCCAATCCATACATACTCTTTTATCAAAAGACCAGGCTCAAGACTGGCGGTAGCCATACAGGTAGAGGGTATNACTATAGATGGAACNAAGCCATTCTATGGAACAACACCAGGAACAGACGTAGACGCTGGAGAAAACGCTTTATTGGTATACACAACACCATCTNATGGTATAATATTATAGGAGAATAATGATAGGTACAATACAAGAACCACAGAGAGGTCAGCCAATTGACCTCAGCTATATTTCACAGATCGTAAAGACTGTTAATGATATCGCACGTGAAACCATTGTCACTGGAAACAAGACATCGGTTATCGACAATCCCAAACTTGGAACAACGCAGACTGAGGTTAGGACTGCAGACCTAAAGATCATTGGTGGATATATTGAAATTTTTGGAACTAGTAATCAGGTTGCTTCTGGAGACACTAGGGACTTTTCATACTCATTCCCGATCTCGGACTTTCAGTTCCCACCAATTGTAGTTGCTACACCAGTAAACATCCTAGGTACTGAGGCTGGAAAGAACGTTTCTGTTATTCTAAAGGAATCTACAACCGCAAAGGTCGAAGGCACTGTAAAGTTTGGTGCAAACGGAAACCTTGCCCTCGGCGTAAACATTATTGCAATTGGCGTAGCCAGTTCATAAGGAAGCCTGATGGCTGGAACAAGAAAACAAAGCATTGAGGCAGAGGGGTACAACTCCCTTCCAGTAGTCCCTGCTAGCAAAAAGATTTGGTTTCTCAATGGTAACTTGGTCAGGGTACACCACCTAAACAAATCTAATGGAATTATGTCTGTGTATAACATTACTCACGATCAGATTGAAAGCTGTCTTATTAGTGATTTTAAGAAAAGTCGTGAACGTGCATATACTGTGGGGCAAACCGCAGACCTCGTAAATAGGCACAAGAAATACATGCCATCGCTAATGAAGCGTGGCGTTATACCATACCCTACTGGTGCACAGAAGGGCGGAGAAACGGCCTGGCAGGTAAGAAGTTACTATTCAGAGTCGCAAGTTCGTGAGATTCGTGATATACTTGCTTCCTACCATATGGGTGCAAAAAGAAAAGATAAGTTAATTACTAATAACGTCACCCCCTCCAGACAAGAGTTGACAAGGCGTATGGGGGATGGTATACTTACATATACAAGGACAGAAGACGGACGATTCACGCCCATCTGGTCCGAATCAATTTAAGGTTCTTGAAAGGAACTGGGTATGAATAACGAAGAAACTAAAGTAACCGTAGGACTAGGNTATACCCTCAATCTAGGTAACTTCCAATCGCTACGTATTGANCTGTCTATTACTGACAACAAGCGTGATGGTGAGAACACNAACGAAGCATTCGATCGTGTCTACAGTTTTGTAGAAGCAAAGCTAGCAGACAAGGTCCGTGAAGCAACCGCTGAAATCGAAAGCAAGTAATGGCAGAACGCAAAGACCGAATGGCTTTGCTCTCACGCTATAGCAAACTACATACTGCTAAGTATAAAGAAAAGCCATCACTAAATCTAAACGTAGAGCAATGGGCAGCAGATGCCCTTATCGAATCATACACTTTACAAGAGTGCTATGACCTGCTACAATATTACTTTGATGTTGCACAAACACCAGCGTGGAAGTACTTTGCAAACTATGCAGAGAAGATCATAGATTCCAGAGCAGAACAAGAGAAAGACCTAAAGGAGAGAGCTGAACGTCGTCAAAAGGCTAAAGCGTGGCTAAATGAATAATACAGAATCCAAACTAATATCTGCAGTATTGCAGGACAAGCAAGTTCACGTATTGCTACAGGCAAACGTTGACAACATCTTGCGTACTCACAATGATATTTGGGAATTCATTAGAGCATACTCTGAAAACAATGGAACCGTACCACCAGTTAGCCTTGTGGTAGATAGGTTCCGAGACTTTGTTCCAGCAGATGGTGTTGGGGCAACTAAGTATCACCTAGAAGAACTACAGGCAGAGTTTCTAAACGACAGCCTAAAAGACGTTCTTCGATCTACTGCTGCCGAAGTGCAGGCAGGCCAAGGCACAAAAGCACTTGAAGACCTAATCCAGAAAACGTCAGAACTTAAGAAGAACACGGCGGTCATCCGTGATATTGATGCTACAGACCTTGAGTCTGCTGTTGCCTACTACGAGAACGTGCAACGACAAAATGCAATTGGTGCAATTGGAATCAAGACTGGATTGCCAGGATTCGACAACTACCTACCTGCTGGTATCATGCCAGGACAGCTTGGTGTCTTCCTAGCCTATCCAGGTATCGGTAAGTCTTGGTTTGCTCTTTACATGGCGGTACAGGCATGGAAGCAAGGCAAGTCACCACTAATCATCTCCCTTGAAATGAGCGAGACAGAAGTTCGTAATCGTGTNTTTACTATCATGGGTGAAGGCCTTTGGTCACACCGTAAACTTTCTAATGGTCAGGTAGAGATTGAGGACCTAAAGCGTTGGCACTCTAAGGAACTTGCTGGTAAGCCAGAGTTCCACATCATCTCTAACGATTCTGGTGGAGAAGTTACCCCATCTGTTATTCGTGGAAAGATTGACCAGTACAAGCCAGACCTGATCATTGTTGACTATCTACAGTTGATGTCGCCTAACCAAAAATCAGAGAACGAGACGGTACGTATGAAGAACCTGTCACGTGAACTAAAGCTTATGGCTATCTCAGAAGAAGTCCCTATTATTGCGATCTCGTCAGCCACCCCAGATGATGTCAATAAGTTGGACACAGTTCCTACTCTTGGGCAGACCGCATGGTCTCGCCAGATTGCATACGATGCTGACTGGGTATTAGCCTTGGGTCGTGCTACCAATAGCGACATTCTAGAGTGTGTATTCCGTAAGAACCGTAATGGCTTTATGGGTGAGTTCTTGGTCCAGGTAGACTTTGACAAGGGCTGGTACAAGTACAAGGACTATGAAGATAACTAGTTATAATGGTGTATGGCAAATTTACACCACAAACCAATCAAAAGGTTCAGTCTGGATGGCAACATCCACGATGAAGCAGCAATTGCCAGATTAAAAATAGAATATATTAGGTTACTCACAACTGAGATGCGTCTCTCTGGATACGCCCTCAGACTTGATGTTGACCCAGACTTCACAATAAGGTATAATGAGACAAAAGAGATATTTGAGTTTATGTTATCAATGTATGGAACATATGTAGGAAAAGAGCAGAGCAAATGCATAGTAGGAATAGATGGAACAACGGCAATTCGTACACAGCCGAACAAATTAAAAGAGTACTCAGCGGATCAGGAATCTCAATCGAATCAGAGGTAGACTCTGACTACATTATCTTTTGCCCATTCCACAACAACTATCGCTCACCTGCAGGAGAAATCGATAAATCTAGCGGAACATTCTTTTGCTTTTCTTGCCACCACGTCTGCGACCTAACAGAGTTTGTAATGTTCACATCTGGTAGAACATATTTCGAATCATCAAGATTCATTAAGTCCAAAGAAGTAGACTCTGATCTAGAGATGCAGATATCTAAAAAGCTAGAAGAAAAAACAGACTACATTCAGTACGATCAACTTCTCATCAAGAGACTAAACCAACAAGCAATGGAATCTCCACGTGCAATGCGTTACTATTCTGGCAGACTTATTACAGAAGACTCTGTAAAGAAGTTTGCACTAGGCTTTTCCGAGAAGCAGGACATGGTGACTATCCCAGTCCACTCTCCAGACGGCATGGAGATTGGTTTTGTTGGTCGCTCAATTGAAGGCAAAGAGTTTAAGAATACTCCAGGGTTGCCAAAAAGCAAGACCCTATTTAACTTGCACCGTGTAAAAACATCCAGCAAGGTCTACGTTGTCGAATCATCTTTTGATGCCATTCGCCTTGATCAGTGCGGATTTCCAGCGGTAGCCACACTGGGTGCAAACGTATCCAACATACAGACAGACCTACTACAAAAATACTTCAATAACGTAATTGTTATTGCAGACAATGATGAAGCAGGCGGTAACATGAAGAGCAAGATTGTAGAGCGTCTTGGTAGTCGTGTTAGCGTAGTACAACTAGATAAACAATATAAAGACATTGGCGACATGCCAGACGAGGCAATAAAAAATATTGATGAATCGTTTGACAAGTCTATATCTGCTATGCTACAATAGTAGACCAATACAAATTAGGAGAAAACAATGAGTATCGTTAGAGGGCTAAAAGATATCAACGCACTAGTTGATAAGCCAAAGTATGAAAGCAATGGACCAAAGGTTCGTTGGGTAAAACTAGCAGACGGTCAGTCTGCAAAGATCCGCTTTATTGAGGAACTTGACCAGGATTCAGCAAGCTACAGTGCAGACCGTGGCCTTGCAGTTGTTGTCAAGGAACACACCAATCCAAAGGACTACAAGCGTAAGGCTTTGGACACCATGGACTCAGAGGGTCGTGACTGGGCAGAAGAAATGCACCGCAAGGATCCAAAGGCAGGCTGGAAGGCTCGTCTTCGTTTCTACTGCAACGTTCTTGTCGATGACGGAACAGAAGAGCCTTATGTAGCCGTATGGTCACAGGGTATCTCAAAGCAGTCAGCGTTCAACACTCTTCGTGAGTACGCACTAGAGACTGGTTCTATCTCAAACCTTGAGTGGAAGATTAAGCGTAATGGACAGGGAACTGAAACCAACTACACACTAATCCCAATGAAGCCAGACTCAGAGCCATTCAAGTGGGACGGCATTGAGCCATTCAACCTTGACACTGTAGTACGCCACGTGCCGTATGCAGAGCAGGAAGCATTCTATCTTGGATTTGATAACGGATCTTCTGTTACCTCATCTAATATGGACTGGTAATAAACCA